CCGTCTGAGGGCTGGAATGGGCATAAAAGCACTACTATCTGTGACAGACGAGAAGGCATGGAACCCGTCTCTCTGGAACCTCCTCGGCTCGCAATCCGTCTCCGGCGAAAACGTCAACGAATACTCCGCTCTCAACTACTCGGCCGTATGGAACGCCGTCACCCTTTACGCCGGAACCATCTCGACCCTCCCCCTGCATCTACTTCGGAAGGATGGCAAAAAGAAGATCCTGGCCACCGAAAAGCCCCTTTTCCGCGTCATGTACGCGCAGCCGAACCCCTACGTGACGGCTGCAGCCCTCCGAGCGGCCCTCATGGCCCATATTCTGACCTGGGGCAATGCCTACGCCGAGATCGTCCGCGACGGTTACGGCTTCATCCGTGAACTCTGGCCGATCACGCCGAACCGGGTGACGCCGAAATGGGAAGACGGCGGAATCGTCTATGAGATCACCGTTGGGGGGCAAAAGGTCAGGCTTCCCTGGTCAAAAGTCCTCCATCTGCACGGTTTGGGCTTTGACGGACTCACCGGCTACTCGATTGTGGCCATGGCGCGGAAGTCGATCGGTCTTGGCATGGCTATGGAGACCTTCGGCGCCGAGTATTTCGGGAACGGGACCCATCCCGGAATGATCGTTGAACACCCGGGAAAGATAAGTGACCAGGGATCCAAAAATCTCCGCGATTCTCTTCACGAGACATATTCCGGACTCGGCCAGGCGCATCGGCTCATGTTGCTCGAAGAGGGCATGAAGGCCAGTCCGATCGCCATTCCGCCAAACGATGCGCAGTTCCTCGAGTCCCGGCAGTTCCAGATCCCGGAGATCGCCCGCTGGTTCAATCTGCCGCCGCATAAACTGAAAGACCTCACGCGCAGCTCATTCTCAAACATCGAGTCGGAGCAGATCAGCTTCGTCACCGACTCAATCCTCCCGTGGCTGGTCACACTCGAACAGCAATACATGGCGCAACTTCTCTCCCTGGATGAGCAGACGAGCCAAAAGCTCTACTTCAAGCACAACGTGGAGGGGCTCTTAAGGGGCGATGCCACGAGCAGGGCGAATTTATACCGTGCTCTTTGGAACTGTGGCGGCATCACCATCAACGAAATCCGCGACCGAGAAGACTGGGACCCCTCCGATGAAGAGTTTGCGGACGAGCATTTCGTTCCGCTAAATATGGTCCCCCTAAGTATGATCAGGGAGATCCTCGAGAAGCAGAAGGGCCAGAATCCGCCGGCAAACGACCCGAATGCGGACCCAACAGGAGGCAAGACGCCATGAAGAAGTGGTTTGAGATCAAGAACAAGGCCGACAAGGCGGAAATTTGGATATACGAATTCATCGGGGAGGACTATTGGACTGGCGAAGGCATCACAGCGAAGTCGTTCCAAAAAGAACTCTCCGGCATCACCGCCTCTCAGATTGACCTCCATATCAACAGCCCCGGAGGCGAAGTTTTCGATGGGATCACGATCTACAACCTCCTGAAGCAGCACAAGGCCACCATCACGACCTACATTGACGGCCTGGCCGCCTCGATCGCCTCTGTTATTGCCCTCTCGGGCGATACGGTCATCATGGCCGAGAATGCCTTGATGATGATTCATAACCCCTGGGGATTCTCCATGGGTGATGCCGACACTATGCGGAAAATGGCCGAGACCCTTGATAAGGTTGCCGGCTCCATTCTCCTGGCCTATACCGAAAAAACAGGTATGGACGATGCGGAAATGCGCCAAATGATGGCGGATGAGACCTGGATGTCCGCCCAGGAGGCCATTGATATGGGCTTCGCGGACCAAATAACGGAGAAGATGGACATGGCGGCATGCGCGAAGTTCATTCCGGCCATGGTGAAGGCAAAGTACAAACACATCCCGGAGGATCTGTCCGGGAGTAAACACGCGCCCGACAACGAGCGGGACCTGGAGAACTTCCTGCGAGACGCTGGGGGTTATACCAGGAAAGAGGCGAAGTCTATCGTTGCGGAGGGATTCAAGGGCATTCTGCGAGACGCTGAACTGCCTGAGACGCCCACCACAGCCGAGGAAACTCTGCGAGACGCTGAAGTTTCAAGGCCAGCAAAGAAAGACCGGGTTTCTGACCTGCTCACGCGGGCGGAAGTAGTGGCCCCATCACCAAACTAAACGGAGGTTAAGCAATGAAGACCATAACGCAGTACCGTGCAGACATAGCGGCTCTCATGAAGAAAGCCGCGGACATCGACGCCAAGGCAGTTGCCGAAAACCGTGATCTCAACGAGGCAGAACTGGCCCTCAAGAACGAGATCCTTGACACAGTCGAAGACACGCACAAAACCGTGGCGACCCTGGAGCGGCAGGAGAGGATGAAGACCATGCTCGAAACTCCGGAGGCCTCCATAACGACCGAGAAGAGAAACCCGGCCCTTACCACGCAGGTCCTCGACAAGCAGAAGTTCGGCAGCTTCGGCGAGCAGATGGCCGCAGTCATGCGGGCCGGGGTCCCGGGTGGGCATGCGGACCCGAGGCTTTTTAACGCTGCGTCGGGACTCAATGAGACGGTGGGATCGGAGGGCGGATTCCTCGTACAGCAGGATTTTACCCAGGGGCTCATCGATGACACCGTAAAGGCGTCAGTACTGGCACCTAAGTGTCGTCCTCAACCCATCAGCGGTACCGCCAACAGCATCAAGATCAACGGCGTCGATGAGACGTCCAGGGTCTCCAGCAGATACGGCGGTATTGTGGGATACTGGGAAGGCGAGGCCGACAAGAAAACCGGAAGCAAGCCAAAGTTCCGCAAGATCGAGCTGAACCTCAAGAAGTTGACCGGCCTGTGCTATGCAACCGATGAGTTGCTTGACGATGCACCTGCCCTCGAAGGCTTTATCAGAGCGGCATTCCCCGGTGAGTTCGCTTTTCTCATTGACGACGCGATTGTGTACGGGGATGGTGCCGGAATGCCCCTTGGTATCCTCAATGCGGGGTGCCTTGTCACCGTCGCCAAGGAAACCGGCCAGAAGGCCAAAACCATCCTAGCCGAGAATGTCATCAAGATGTCTGCGCGAATCTTCGCAGCCAGCTATCAGAGTGCGAATTGGTACATCAACCAGAACACCCTTCCGCAGCTCTATACGATGTCGATTGCGGTCGGTACCGGTGGGCAGTTGGTCTTTATGCCTCCGGGTGGTCTCGCCGCAGCTCCTTACGGGATGCTCCTCGGCCGGCCCGTTATCCCGATCGAGCAGTGTGCCAGCCTCGGGACCATCGGTGACATCATCCTGGCCAACATGGATGGCTATATCCTGGCGCAAAAGGGCGGAATCAAGGCCGACGTCAGCATTCACGTGAGGTTCGAGTATGACGAGTCGGTGTTCAGGTTCGTCATGCGGATTGACGGCCAGCCAGTAAGGGCAACGGCGCTGACGCCGGCAAGGGGCGATGAGACGTTATCCGACTTTGTCGCACTGGCCACCAGGGCATAACGATTAACCAAAAGCCGGGGAGCAATCCCCGGCAGACCAAAAGGAGGTAAGTACGATGCACGGAATAAACAACAAATATGTGGTAGTTCCCATCCTCTTCCCGGTCGACAACGCGGGAGTCGTGGTGAGCGACGTTATCAACCTGAAGAATTACAATCAGGCTGAAATTTACCTGATGACCGCAGCGGCCATGACAAAGACCTCGGCACTGACCCTGCACCAGGGCGTGAGCGTCGGCTCTTGTGCGACGGCCCTGCCATTCACGAAGTATTACCAGACCGGCTGCAAGCTCAAATATGACGGCGCTTCAAGCAACGTGGGTGCGGCTGCAGGCGAGACCGCGACAGGCGCAAGCACCGCCGTTGGTACGGTGGTCGAGGATCGCGGCGGGATCTTAATTCTCGCTGACTGGAACAGCACGGCTTTTGTGGACAATGAGGTCCTGACCTTCTCGGGCGGGAAGACAGCCGTGGTTGACGGGATCCGTTACGACGAAGACATCATGGTCCCGACGGATGCGGTCGCCAACACCTTCAACATCACGCAGGTGCTTGACGTGAACAAGCTGTATTGCATCCCGGTCAACGGCGCGATGCTGGATCAGGGCATGACCTGCATCGAATTGAACCTGGCGGATTGCGACTCGCCGACGATCCTGGCGGCCTGGGTTATTCTCAGTGAGCCGAGGTTCGCGGGCAATCCGTCACCGACGGCTATTTACTAAGCAGCAAAATGGGGGCGGCCTTCGGGCCGCCTTACCCCAGAAAGGAGGAAGCCATGTTTCAGGAAGACATTTCAGTGGTTCACGAAATCGCGCATAAGATCGCCAAGGAAGAGATTGGGGCGCACTGGGAATCAGTCAAGGCCGAAATGGCCAAGCAGGTGGCACCTGGAATAATAAAGGCTGCACCAGTAGCCAAGGTGAAGCCAGCAGTCAAGGCGAAGCCAGTAGCCAAGGCAGCGCCAGCAGTCAATGCGAAACCGGAAGTCAAGGAATCTCCGGAACCGAAAAAGGTAGACGAGAAGAAGTAACCAACCTGGGCGGCCTGGAAAGATGGCCGTCTTCATTCAAAGGAGGTACTTACTATGAACTTCAACGAATCAACACGGGACATGATCGGCAACATGGCCCTTGGCTTGAGGGTGGATAGGGCGGCAGCCGCGCTCGCCGCCGCTACCACGCCATTCTTCACGGTGACCGGTCAGATTCTCGTAAGGGCACTTTACGGGAAAGTTACCGTCGCCGCCGGCGCAAATGCGTGCTCGTGGAGCGTCAACCCCACGGACGGCACTACCATCAAAATATGCGGCGATTTGGATATCAACCCGGCGCTGGTGGGTGACATTTTGGGGATCACCGGCGTTATTGCAACGGCAATGACATACGGCGGGGCTGTCGTAGGGATCATGCAGCCGCTTATCGTTACTGCGGGAACAATCGACTTTATCGCGGCGGCGGCAGACGGCTCGATCAGCGCCCATATCATCTACATTCCGTTGTCGGATGGCGCGAATGTGGTGGTGGCATAAGCACAACCTGCGGGGCGGGGCCGGTACCTCCACGGCCCCAGCTTCAACGTGAGGAGAGAGCGTGATCGTTTATAAGGTGACGAATCTGATAAACGGCAAGATTTACATCGGGCAAACCGTGCGGACGGTTGAACGGCGGCAAGCAAAACACATTGAGGCCGCGAAGTCCGGAACGTATGCCCTCAACAACGCTATGAGAAAGCACGGAGTAGAAAATTTCGTATTTGAAACACTATTTCATTGTCTATCGAAGGAAGAGATGGACCGAAAAGAGATAGAAACCATCAAGACAATGGGCTCAAAAGTTCCTCACGGATATAACCTGACGGATGGTGGAGAGGGATCTGTCGGTTTCAAACATTCTGCAGAATCAAGGGCAAGGATGAGCAGGGCACATAGAGGGGTTATTTTCACCGATGAACGTAAAGCCAAAATAAGCGTTGCGGGGAGGGGGCTTAAGCGATCAGCCGAAACGAGAGCGAAAATAAGTGCGGCGAAAAAGATTTGGAACCCCTCGATGCTTGGCAAGAAACACACGGATGAAACAAAGAAAAAATTGAGAATGCTGACCACAGGGAAGAAAAGATCGGAAGAATTTTGCCGCAGAAATTCTGAACTTAAAAAGGGGATAATTTTATCAGCGGAACATAGAGCAAAAATCAGTGCGGGTCTATTAGGGAATACAAACACTCTCGGACGTAAATATAGTCTCCGCAAGCAGGCGGCATAACAGGAGGATCGGGGAATGGCCATAAGACTTATAACGAAGGTTCAGCATTATATCGGGCTTTCAACCGACACGCCGCCTACGGGGGTTGAGCCGGGGTCTGACCTTTGGTGTTCGGACACAGGGGTACTCCTCCGCTGCCATGATGGCACGAGCTGGATGGCCTACAGCGAGAACAGCGTCGTACAGCCGGGAACGGTGGACCTCCATAACGGCGCGGGTGCCCGCGATCTATTCACCGCAACCGGCGGG